CTCACTCAGAAACAACGAATGTTCTCCCAAGTGATTGGATGTCGTGATCCGGCATCCAACCGTGGCTTCAATAACGGGAACTGCCAGGAAGCAAAAGTGTGCTCGAGGATTATCTGTTCTGCAACAGACAACCCAAAAGCTTGCTCGAAAGTGATCCGAGCATCAATACTGATAACTTTGGATTGAGGTGCGCGCTTCTCGCGTCGCATCCTGGCATAAATACCTGACGTCTCGTCATAACGCGGTTTAAAACCGCGGCTCAATTCTTTAAGTCGAAGAGCATAAGCCCAAAGAACAGGCACCCCTTGACTGAGTACCTCTTCGCAATCGGCTATTCCTGCAACAAAGCTCATAATCGCCTTGTTGCCCATTCCAACCCACTTGGAAGAAACCAAAGTGGTGCTAAGGACTTTGAATGGATTTCGCACAAACTTCCAGCCCACGTCTGTCAATATGGGTTGGCTCTGACACCATTGGATATCAGCAAAGTTATGTGCAACATTATCAATTTTCATCTCCATACCCAGGCTTAAAAACCCTGGTTTGGTGGCTGCGAGGAAGAGAGCTAAGTCTTCTTCCTCAAAAATAAGCAGGGCATCATCTCCATCTACAAATATGTCAAAAAGCTTACCTAAAGGGCAGTAAACTTTCATACACATCAAGACCATGAGAATACAGTTTCCTAAGGCGGTGTTCATATCCCCACTCATTCTCCTCCCATTAGTTACATAGGAGAGACCGAGAGATGTGCGGCACTTATTACTAAGTTGCCACCGCAACAGCTCTCTAAGAAGTTTGTGGGGGAAGCAAGCTTTGTAAACACTATGCTCAACTCGTAACAACCTCCTATTAACATGGAGGTCGAACCGGGAGGCATCTATGCTTACGCAAACTGGCTTCTTGAAGCGGTCCCATTTGCGCCTAAGCTCCCGAGCTCTTTCTGTCTGATTCAAACCCTTCCCTATGACCCTGGTGTCACCCATGAGGGGGTGACTAAGCTTGAGGGCATAGAGCGAAGGTTCTAGAGGCTTAAGAAACTGGGCTAAGGCGACGCAATACCTGGGATCGCGAAACTGAATTGGTCTTGGGTCGGGGTTGACCTTAGACGGATCGACGCGCTCGCATTTGACGAACATCGTGATGGAGGATTGATATTGATTAATGCCATTCTGGCGGACATAATCGGCGGCGTCTAAATAACGTTGACGCTTGGCGCCGGTGTACTCGAGGGCAAACAAACCCAGCTCTTGTGGAGGAGGCCGGGGCAGCTTGTCTGTTATGTAGTGGACATAATGTTTCATTGCTTGTATCGCCAACTCATTAGGCTGAGGCATTTCCGCAAGAACGCGGTTCCTCATGGCAACTATTTGGTTGCCAATACAATTATGATGCATAACAGGTTGCCAAGAGCACAACGGGGGTTGTGCTAGCTCGAGGAAATGTCGCCGGTGAACGCAGCCCGCACTTGTGCCCAAAGACCTCACGGAGCATCCTTGACCCATAGGTTTTAAGGATGCTGCGGGGAATGAGCAGAGGCAAGGCACAAGTACGGGACCCCCTCAGGTATGTGGGAGGGCACCCCTATCGAACGGGGTTGCCCAGTAGCCGGATCGAGTGAACATAGACACGGCTGAGGCCAAAGGGCCTGCAATACCCACACGACTGAGACCAGTCAGTGAGCTGCGGCACAC